CGTAGTGGTTAAGGCAGGCTGATTCGTCGAAGCATTCCACGTGCCCTTGAACTCCGTGGTTAAGGGACTCGAAAGCGAAGAGAAAAACCGCTTCCACCGTACTCCACCGACGCCGACCAGGGTAGTATTGTTATTATCAGGGGTAGCGTAATCAGAAAAGTCAGGTTTCCAAAATTCGATACGGTTACTTAACCAGGCTTGATAAAACATACCGGGCGTAGGCCCAGTAAACGCCCGTAGTTCGGCATAGGACTGAAACTTGCGGGTTTCCAGCACAAATGGATTACCATCATTGCCAAAAAATGTACCATTGCTGGCGGCAATGGTAGTGTAAGCAGGATTGCTGGGTGCCGCGTTCTTATCAGGAGTAAGTTCAGTGGGCTGAGCCAGCAGACTCAAACTAGAAAGAAAGGCAGCTAAGAAGAGCAGCTTTTTCATTAAATAGAAATTTTAAGGGTAAAAACGAGCGAAGATTTTTCCGGTGAATTGTACGCCAGGAGCTATGTAAAGTTTGAACTGGTATCGTCCGTCCGGTATGGCATAAATTGAACGATCTGGACGCTTATCTGAAGAAACGGCATCGATGACTACGTTTTCGGTTCCCATTCCATGCACGTAGCTTTTACCATTGCTGATATTATTGGCTTCAAAGGTTAGGAACTTTACCCCGCCACCCACTAGCGACGAAGTAAATAGGGTTTTCCAAGCCGCATCGGATTCATATGCGTACTTCCATTCGACTTTACCAGGGGATTCACGAGTCTCAAAAGGGAGAAACAAGCCCGTACTTTGTTTGACAAAATAGACCAGAATCGCATCCCCTTCATTAATGTCAAAACCCAGGTTTTTAAGCGTTAAGAGACCGTTTTCGTAGTCGTACTGGGTTTTCACTAAGGGTTTAGGGAGTTGCCCTTCCGGGAAGTAATTGTAGTAGGTGACAAAGAGGATCTTCCCCCCCTGTAAGTCAACATTGTATTCCATCTGGCCCGGCTCTTCTGCCATGATTACTTCATGATCAGGATCGAGTGATTGGATGGCCGCCTGTCCGGTTTTGGTCCGTTGCTGAATAACTTCCAAAGAATAATCAAGCGTGATTTTATCCTGATCAGTAAGGGGGAAGCCTGCTTTGGTGGGATTAAAGAAGAGTTCGGCTCCGGCCGGAACGTTACTATTTGGTAGAGCTGTAAGCCCACCATCGAAGGAAAAATATGCGTCCGCATCTTTCGTAGCATTGCCAACGTCAAGCCATATACGTTTTGAATTCAGGAATACCCGAACGGGACCAGTAGATGTTCCTGCTAGACCATTTTCAAGGGCGGGTTGTCCGTCCGAGACTACCGGCAAAGCCGTTTCTCTCTGGTTATCTGGCGAAGGAATGATCTTTCCGGTACTATCTAGGAGTTCCTGAATCTCACTGCGACGTGGATATTGTTCAGCCAGGTTTAGCTGAAGCGTGCTACCGTCCTGTGTATGCAGAATAACCTTGCCCTCTTGATCGAGAACAAGGTCTACGATGGCTTTTTTGATCAGCTCATTGACTTTGCGACGAAAGCCAGTCTTGAGCGTATCAAGTTCCTCAATAAGCGATATAATGAACCCCATGTGAGCGTTAGCTGAAGTCGTCGAATCGACATTCTTCCAGTTTTCTTACGTCGTCCGTGGCATTCTCGAAATCTTCGAAAGTCCAGTCGGCGTAATCGCTACACTCGGGCAAAAGAATTGGCGGTTGTGAAGGTACAAACTTTTTCAACAGTTTAAAATCAACCTGCTCAGAAAGAGGTTTGTACTTCATTTCCATCACATACCCCGAAACCCGCTCACCCAGATCATTCGTTACGGTCACATACCCGTAATTCGTTTCCGGAGTCGCCTTACCCCGTAGGGCCTGACGGATGAGCATAAACGTTTTACGCGACAGTCGTTTGCTGAAGTAGACAAATTCGGGAGAGTATTTGGCAATTTGCCCCCGAACCTGCTCTACTGTTACATCGGCCTTTTCGGTAACGGGTTCATATTCGGTCGCACACGCATCCGAAGCGGATAAAGCCGCTACCAAGTCCCCGTTTTGTTTGGCGTATCCGTTTTTCAGAATCTGATCAGGCTTTTTGTACGCAAGACCAATACTCACCAACGGACCATTCGCCAGCAGCATCCGTTTCGGAGTCAGTCGCAGATTGTAGGCCGTTTCAGGTGAAATAATACCTGCTACCGAAGTAAAGCTTTCGTTTCGCTCACTGGAAGCCGGGCTACTGGCAATCGTAATCATCATTTGCGTCTGACCCTCCGGGTTTGGAGTTCCATCGATCCAGTATACGTACTTATTTTCCCAGTTGAGATAGGTACCCACGGGAGCTGAGCGAACCGCCCCGTCGTTTAATACCTTGAACGTACCGCTATTCAAGGGGCTTTGCACTTTCACCAATGCACCGAGCCGAACGTTAGGAAGCTTAGTGACCGTTTTCAGGTAAAATCCGCCGAGGCTTCCGCCCGTGATTTCTGCGAGTACGGACATGGTAGCACCCGTGGGCGGGGTCGTACAAACCACGAACAGTTCATCATCTTCCGAGGTGGAATCCGTGGGGGTTTTCTCGAATTGTACCCGACGAACGGATTCGATGCCGTAACCATCCGCCCGGATGGGTGATAGCAGCTCCAGTTTATTAGGGTTGGCTTGGTAGGGATCGCCTCCGGCCAGCGTGGGCAACGTGTATTCGTGGTCGGTGTTGAACTCATCTAAACCGTTCAGACCTTCGTCAAAATACTTTTGGTACCCGACCTGTACCCGGTTATACAGCAACTCAGCTGCTGTTTCCTCGGAGTAATTTGAACATTCGCCCAGGTCGATGATTTCGACGTCGGCGTAGAACTGTTCACGGGGCAGTAAGCGTATAATCTGATTACCCTCTTCGTCATTTGTGTATTCGAATCCAATCCCGTCCCAGGCTTTACAGGCCGTAAGTAAGGTTTTTAGCGTAACTTCCACGCCGTGCTTATCCGGTTCGAATTGCCGAATCTGGAAACCGTTCGTGATCATCCGGTTGGCCCCGCAGCCGGCAACGGGTTGTTCAGATGAGGCAAAGGAGTAGTAAGGAGCCTCCAGTACCTTCGTTTGCCCGGTGATTTGGGTTAGGGTCCGCTCAATCGCATCTTTTAGCCAAACGGCCCGGCAAAGGCTTCCATCTGAATACGTTGAAGCAATTACCTCTACAGCTGATTTATCGCAACGAACCTTTACGGTCGTAGAGGCCAGCTCGTTCGCATTGTGCTCGAAATGCAGGATACCGTACAGGTAAGCCCGCCACCCGGCCTTCATGTGAACAATTTCGTCAATAGCTCCCTGCAGGCGAATACCCGTGACGCTGGTGCCGCCGCCGCCGCCACTTTGCCGGGTACCGATCCGGAGGAACTTCGTGGGTGAAGCCCCCCGCGGCGATTCCGTATCGAGTACTAGAAAAGCGTCCAAAAACCACGAAGTAATTTTCTTAGCACCAATCGATACTGCCCGTTTTTTGATTGAAAAATCAACCGTAAAGTCCAGGCTGATTTTGAACCGGTAGTCACCCTCGCTTTCGAACTTGAAAAGATACTCGTCAAAGTGCACCGGGCCTTCGGAATCGGATATGCCGAAGGGCTTACCCCCTACAGCCTCCTTGATTTCCGAAACGGAAGGCTCGGAGGTATCGAAAGAAATCCAGACATGCCCGTTGGTATCGCCCTGAAAGGTTTGCTCAGTCAGTTTTTGCGAGGTCACGACCGCTGAGAACTTTTGCTGTATGACTTTCCCGTGCAATGGCAAGTCATACACGGGCATCGGATCGATCGCCACCCCATCCAAGGTTTTCGCCTCGAAGAGATTGACCGTATTTTCCCAGCGGGCTTTAATTTTCTCGTGCAAGGTATCCCGTTCTATTTCACAAGTTACTATATAGTCCTTCCGAGCACGGGTAGCCAGGTTGAGGCGGTACCGGTATTCAACGACGTGAACGGTTTCACCGGGCGGTACCGTCGTTACTTCCAAAAAAATCTGACCGTCTGGACCATCGACCTTGTACACGTCTTCGATCAATCCCCGTCCAGCTGAACAGGTGAAAGCGAGTTCTGTTTCACCGTCCGTGTAATCGAAGTTGAAGCCGTGCCAATCTGTGTCGCGTTTCGCAGTCAGCTCTAACTCTTGCCAGTGAGCGGGTTCGTCGATATACACAATGTCATCGTTGTGTAACAAACGGAAGTATACCGGCAATTCCTCCCGAAGTGCCGGTATTTCAACGGTAGTGCCGTTATCAGCGTAGATTGAATCGGTCATTCAAATATCTGGTTCGGGTGTTTTTGCGGCGGATAAAGCGTTGTACCCCTCGCTCATCGAAGTGCGTTTCATGAATCGGCAGGTCTGCGATTTGCTCACCCACGGCCGCACCAATCGCACGTTCATCAATACGCGTAGAACTCTGCTGCTGGACGTAGATCGCTTCTCCAAGGCGGGCCTGATGAAGTCTACCCGCCATCGACCCGTTGACCTGGGCATCGTGTAGGATTCGTTGGGTTTCCGCTGCGGTGTAGATCGTATCCCCCCGGTTTAGGTGGGCAACGGTTGGACGGTCGTAGTAGAAGTACTTGCCCTGGGACTTGCGAAGCTCCGGACCTTTTTCGCCGACGAGGGCCGGACCTTCCGGAGCATTTTTCGTACCTACTGCGTACGCGGGTAGCGGTTTTGCCAGTACCAACGCCGCTTGGATGGCTCCCTGAGCAATCGCGTACCCGGCGAAAGGTTGACCGCCCGTAATCGGAAACTGGGCGATGGCCTTTGATACGGCGATGGCGGTATTGGCTACAATCTGGAGCAACGCAGCGGCCCGGTCCGCTCGGGCCTGTTTCATCCGAATTTCAGATTGTTGCTTAGAAAACTCCTCCTCAATACGCTTCTGAGCGTCTTTGTTGTCACCTGCCAGTTCCAACTCCCGCGATTTCTGTTTGTCCAGGTTAGCCAGATCCCGATCGCGATACGCATTATTGATTTCGAAAATGGCACTACCGAACTCCGCGGCGAGTTGAATCCCCTGCTCCAAAGATTCCTGACGTCTACGGGCCTCCTCTTCGATCAGATGTTTCTTGTACTCGTACTCATCTCGTGCCAGTTTTGCCCGATCGTTTTTGCCAGCTAATTCCCACTGATAAACTTGCTTGAGGTGGCTTTGAAGTTCATTCCGCTCCGCTTCTTTTAGGAAAATGTAGGAATCGAGCTCCCGGTTAAGTTGGCCTGATTCCTGCTGATATTCCATGTAGGTCGTCGCCTGTTGCTCCGACCGTTTGGAAAGCCGATTCGACAAACCGCCCCCGGGCAGAATCGTCGTTTTCGCGTTTTCTTCAAACGTCTTGTAATCGCCGAGAAGATCCTTCTGAATTTTCCGCACGGCGGCCAGAAACCCGCCGCTTTGGATGAATTTGCGAAACTTCTCCCCGTCCTTCAGAGCCTGCCCCAGTACGGTATCAGTATCGTACTGCATGGGTTTTAACCAGGGTATTTTGTTACGAAACGTCTCCTCGATTTTCTTCAGTAGGGATTTGGCCTTCTGATTTCCTTTCGTTAGCTCCGCTTCAATACCCGGAATGCTTTTCTTCAGGCGTTCCCGGAGCGATTCCAGCAGGTCGTCATTGTCCGCACCGAGAATGTTCTTCTGTAGCTCCTCCTGAGCATCTTTTACGTACCCTTCGATGAGTTTGAACTGATCCCGGATTTCCTTCTGACGGGCGGCGGCGGCTTTCTTACCGGAGTTGTCCGTTTTTTTACCGTACAGTAACTCATTAAGCTCCGTTTTTAACGACGAAAGGTTGAGCCGGGCCACGTCGCCTTTGGAAAGGGTATTATACAGTTGTAATACCTCTTCCCGTGCTCCCCTTAAGGCTTTAGCTTGGTCTTTGGTGAGTTCAGCCTTGCCGTTTTTGCCAATAAGAGCATTAGGAATGGCGTCGATCTGGTCACGAATGGAGGATACCAGTTTATCCGGTGTCGTTTTATCCAGGGGCTTGCCAAGGGCCGGAATCTTGCTGAGCATTTCCTTATGTATCCGGTTGGCTTTAATCAGACCATTCGAGTATGAATCCAAGGTAGACTTTGCCTCAGCCAAATCCTTTCGAGCCTTATTGATATTCTCGCTCCAAATCCGGTACGACTTCCCACCATCATTCCAGGTATCCTTATACCCCTTCTGGAGCTTGTCAACCGTTTTCTGCAAATCCGCAACTCTGGTTCGTTGAACCTCAATCGCACGGGTTTGGGTTTTGATAAACTTTTCCTGATCCTGGGCTGAGGAGCCGGCAAAGTCCGTAACGCGTTGCTCCCGGGCTTCCCTACTGGCCAGTTGCTGATAGGAAGTGTTAGCCAGACCAAACGTATTGAAGGTCATCATATCGACCGTAGCCCGCCCAGCCATTTCAAGAATGCCCTTGGTTCCCCCGTATTTGTTAGCCAGCCGGAAAACCTCGAAAGTTTTAGCGATGTTACCATTCAGCACGGCGAAGAAATTACTGACAGCCCCGGTTTTGTTGAACTCCGCTAGAAAGAGTTGAAAATTAGTCTTCACTACCTGCCAGGATCCGGAGATAGTTTTCAAGTTCTCCTGAGCCTTGTTTCCGGTGATCTTCTCCAGCTCGGCCGCAACCTTGGGTAGTACGTCCTCAGCCAGCAGCTCCCCGTTCTCCATCATCTTCATCAGTTCCCGCTGAGAAACACCCATAGCATCCGCGAAAGTCTTCATGGCCCCAGGCATGGCATCACCTAACTGACCTTTCAGCTCTTCGGCCTGGATGGTACCCTTACTCATCATGTCTCCCAAAGCCTTCATGGCCCGGGAGAGCTCCTCGGCACTGGCTCCGTTGGCAGCAAAGTTGGCAGTGAAGGCCGTGAACACGCGTCGAGCCTTATCACCTTCGATGGCTGTTCCCCGCGTGGCTCCGGTGAATTTGCGAATCGCATCGGTCGTTTCGTTCAGGTTTACCCCGTACGACTTAGCTAATTGACGGGCCGTAGAAAGGTTTTTATTCAGCTCAACCGTGGATGATGAAGCATTTTTAAGGGCAACTTCCTGCCGGTGCATGGTATCGATTATCTCGATACCGCCCGCAATACCTCTGATAACTGCATCGACAGAAAGATATCCAGCCGCTGCCCCAACGAGCTGACTGCGAATACCTTCCAGGGCGGATTTGTAATTCCCTACGTTACGCGTATGAACGCCCATTGTGGCGTCCATTGCTTTCAGAGCTTTATCGTTCTTCTGAATTTGCTCCTGAAGTAGTACCGCCTGTCGGTTATTGAGATTAATCGCACCGGTAGCGGCATTGAACGCGTCGGGAAGGTTCCGAAGGTTCTTGCGGAGTTCGTTGGTTTGTTGGGAAAGCTTGGTGTAACTGCGATCAGCAGAATCGAGCTGCGTTTTCGCCGCTTTGAGAACCGTGCTTTGCAGGGTGATGGCTCCGGCCGTAGCTTTAACTTGGTCAGCTATACGTTTCTGATCACTGGCAAAGTTTTCACTCTTCGGGTCGAGTTGGTTATACTGCTTTTCCAACTCCTTCATCACGCCTTTGAGCTGGTCGATACTATGCTTATTGGCATTGTACGTACTGGTCAGCAATTCGGCGTACTGGGAGTTTTGCTTGATTCTCGTACCAGTACGATCCAGTTCACTACCTAGCTCTTTTAGCTTTGTGACGGAATCACCGGGCATGACGTCGAGACCACGAAGGGCGTTCGTGGTCTGAATGGCGTTCTTTCGTAGCTGATCGTTTGAATTCTTAAGACGATCGAGCCACTTTTCTTGCGACTGACCAAAACGGTCTAACAGTCGCTCCAGACTATTGAGCTGTTTTTCGTAACCAGGGAAATCAAAGAAATCCCCGTGGTTCAAAATGGACATATTCGCCTAAAGGATTTTAGGCGGGCAAGTGTTGGCAGACGTGAAGTTAAGGATTATTTCTTATCGGAACTCAGGGCGATTCCTTCGGGTAAGTCATTCAGGGAGATAGCGGCCAGTAGCGGCTCGGAAAGTTCTCTGTAATCTTCGGGGCTAATCTCCCCGGCATTGTACATTTCTTCGATCTGACGCAAATGATCGGCCATTTGTGTCTTGATAATCTCACGCTTTGCCATGGCATTGAGTTCAATGCTACGGTTGATAATTTCCTGATTGCTCCGAACGATTTCCTCGTTGGAAGGAGCCTTTTTCTTCAGGTAAATGGCAAAGAGAACAAAGGCGACGAATACTCCTAATGCAAAGGCTGTGAACATGCCCCGAAGATACAAAAAATTAGCAGTAATTCAGAGCCGTAAAGTCATCATCGTACACTTCACATTCAGAATTTACATAAGTGGTAGTCAGGCTGGTATTCAGTTTCAAACCGGACTTGAAACTAACCCGTTTGCCAGCGATGTAAAGTTCATCACATTCCAGCATAACAGCCAACGCCCGACAGTTATCGGGTTCGGTTTCCAGAAAATTAATCTTGTAAAACCAACGGGGAAAACTCTTGAAATTACGCGTACGGCCCGTAGTAGCTTCCCGGTACACCTCCTTGTCGTGTTCGGGTTGCTGATCGGTCAGGTTACACTTCAACCGAAAGGCCTGCCGATAATCGACAGGCAAGTATGGCCAGTAGAAATCAAGCAATTTGTTTGGGCTCTTGAAGGAAAATACCCGACTGTAGCGTTCGGCGTCGGCCGTAGCCATAACCTCGACTACATTACTGTACAAATTCCCGGATTTGATACGGTAAACGCCCGGCTTAACATTGCCCGAAAGGGAAAAAGAGCCATACCCGTGCTTACCCGCCAAAAACGTTATTTCTGAAAGTGTGTGATTAACTCCGCTTACTTCCACCCCTGCCCCATTGAGAAGTTTCCAATCACCTGTAGGCATGGTTGCCGCGTTTACATAGTAGGAGTACGTTTCGCCCGGGATAAGTACGACTAACGCGGGTCCTTCCTTGGACTTACCATCCCCAATGAACGGGCGAGGCAAAAGACCGCTTTCGGTACCTGGTTGATTGAACCAGCGGAGAAAATTATTCTGATTTAGCATGAGGCTTGCGTTGTTCGAATTGTTGGATTCGGGCGTAAAACTCGAAAATGCTCAGTTCCTTGGGTTCTTTACACCCGGACTCTTCCAAGGCGGCACAGGTACGAGCAAATGACTTTTCCAGATCAATGATGAAGTTATCCGGATTGCGAGGGTCGAAGCTTGGCGGTTCGGTCAGTTCAGAATAAGCCAGCATAGCCGCTTTGTGCCGCTTTTCGTTATCGGGCGAAGGGTCGGCATAAAACTCGCCCTGACAAATCAGCGAATACCGCAGGGCATCACGGCTGACGGCATCCCCTATTCCGAACCATCCGGGGAAGGCTCGGTCCAGCTCAGTTTGAAGTTTTTTTTTAAATCCGTCGCCAGTTTATCAGCGTCGGCGGCGGTAAACCCCCACTCTGACATCTTATCCCGGAGCTTCATAAGTGTTTCTTCATCCCGCTTGCGAAAGGGCATCCCGTCTACCTCAGCGACTAAGCACAAAAGGGCCATACTGCTCATATCCATTCCTCCCAGGAACTGATATAAGCCGAAATACATATTCCGTAGCTCGGTTTCAACCGCCTCCGGATTGTTTGATGCGAGGTGATTCAAAGCCGAAGCAATGCGATCACCGTAATTGCCCAGATTGTCAACCGTGAAGGCCGCCGCCGCTGCGTACCGTTCGTGAAGCTTGTAGATGGCGATCGGCGTTTCAAAGATCGAGTCGTAGAATGCTACGCTGTGACCGCCCATAGGAATCGTTTTCATAAGCCGCGTTTTAGAATCATGAGAAAAGGGGTTCCGAAAGCGGCTCCGGCCAGAGCTCCAGGCAGGATAAGAAGCGGCGGGATCACAAAAAGCAAAATCAAGCAATTAAGCCAGAAACTCTGACAGTACAGACAGCGAAACACCTGCCAGCCTGTTTGATGATAGGCCCATTCGCTAATCTCCCACTTTCCGGAAACGAATAAAACCCCGACGACTACGAGGCTTACAAAGATGACGTCGTTTAACATGGTTTTTGGTAGTAAACGGTGAGTGATATCCGAAAGCCGCAGTACGGAAACTTCAGCCGTTCGGGTTTGATTGTTTCCAGATCGTACCCGCGAAAGATATCCGCGGCATGATCATCGTAGTATTCATCAATTTTCATGACGAACTCGCAGGCCCGAAGTTGCTCTTCTACCTCATACTTGAGTGTTTCGAGGTAGATATCATCACGCCGGCTCGGGTGATCGAGTTCGTGAAAGTTGACCCAAACGATCAGGCTCAGGTCGCGATTAGCTAGGTATCCACCTGTCGAAAGCAACGCATCGCCGTACCGCTCCGGTCCTTCCGTTCGAAAGAAGGACTGAGCCGCAACAAAGTCGTTCGGAAGAACGCTTCTGTATTCGTTTTGTCCTGCGTATACAGCGGGTTCGGCCTCCGTTTCTTTCAACTTCGAGACGGTAAACGCCCGGCCATAGATGACTTTCAGCCAGGAAAGCATAGATAACCTCAGCTGGAGCTGTAAAATCACGTGTTCCAGGCCAGCCGCCCCGGACGTGTCATTGAGGGTATGAATAATAGCAGGATTCATAAGTGCCGTAACAGGGATTTGAATTGTTTCTGGGCATCAGGCTTCATTCGGTTACAGAGAATGCCTTTGTTGCGATCATTCAGACCAAAGATGTCTACGCTGTATTTGCGGGAAAGCGAAAGCGTTTTCCAGTCAAAGGCCGTGATTTCATTGCCGCCCCTTACCCGCTTCATGTACATGCTATCCTGAAAGTCACCCGTATCCTTAAGCGTAACACGGTCGTAAGGTTGCCCCTTGGCTTTCTTGATAGCAACCGTCACCTGAGTATACGGGGGATTAATGGCTTTTCCCGTATCGAGCTGCCCTACCTTCAGCTGGCGTTTGTTGAGTTCTAGAGCGTACGCAGAATGGCGGTTAACGGCCCAGTCAATCAAACCCTTCATATCGATGGCTTTGAGCGGCCCCATAAAGAACTCTTTGATTTGATCGGCTTTCGTTCCCATGTTACCAGGCTCCTATCTCGATTCCCGTGTTCGCGTCTTTGCAGGGCAGGCAGGTTTCGTTCAAATCTGAAAGATCCAGATTCAAGCTTTTCATGGCCTGTTTAAGAAGCGTATGCGGGTTTTGGGGGTTTTGAAACTCGTACAGATAGTTATAGGCTTTCACCTCAGCTACGTTCCCGGCCTGATTCACTCGGGTAGATGCGGCCATGATTTCGAGCAGGCCTATTGCCCACTGGAGCTGAATAGCTCTGGCGAATACGTTTCTCTGCTGGATTACCCGCTCGGTAACATCGCACACCACGTCGAAAACCAGATTCAGGCCGAAATTGGTATCAGTGTGGTACGTATAACTCTCCTCATCACCCAAAGCATTGGCCGGAGCGGAGATGGCCTTTATTTCCACGTAGGGACTCCACTTGCCGACGATCGTAGCGTAAGCCGGGTTACACCCCCAGCAATTACCCTTACCAATTGTGCGAGCCACGCGAACAGCTCGGGCCTCTTCGGGCAAGTCGTTTTCATCATACCCCACCAGGTACGTTTCACCCATTACATTCTCCGACCAATACGGTAGAGATACCGGCGACGAAAGCGAGTCATAAAAGAACTTGCCTTGATGTTGATAATTGACAGGGATCGATTGCAAAGGTTCATCAGACGTGATTCGGTAAATTTTTATGGGGATAGCACCGTTACCAGAAAACTGTACACCTACGCGGCGAAGGACTACAGCCAGATCCGTTTCTTTAGGCCGAATAAGAAAACCGACAAATCGGCCTTTCTTTTCGATCTGATCAGGCAGGCGGCCATTCTCGTTCAAAAGCATTCCGCTGCTGAGTAGCTCCTTGCCGGCTCCCGCTTCTTTCTTCGTATCGAGGAATGAATTCAGTACCGTTGTAACCGCGTCCCGGTACGTACGGCGAAGAACCTGAGATAGCAGGCTGGTAGGTTTCCACCATGTAACATCGCTAACCGGGTGATCCTGATTGTTGTCCTGCAGGCTGGTGTAAAGCTTATCGCCCGACTTGACAATGGTACCCTTTGCAAAGGTCGTTTGAAGGTCATAGGCCGTGAATGCGATAAAATTCTGCGGGCCATCTGCTAGCGTAGCAAGGAGATTGCCGGAATTAATCAACGCGTGAACCCCATTAACCAGTAATCCAGACTCGGAAGCCTGGATATCGGTGTCGATGAAATCCTCCTTATCAAAGCTGGATCGGTATCCCACCAGCCCGGCCAATTCTGAAAATATACGTTCGCTTAAAATCATTGCCGTTTGAAAGAAATAGCCCCGCCCGTTTGCTGGGCGGGGCTACGATGTTCAGGGGTGAGAGTAACCTATGCCGCCTGTGAAGCCGTCGATGGGGCTTTCACGTTTACCTTAATCGTTTCGGACTTTCCAGCCTCAGACGAGTAAGATTTTACGAATGCCGTGTCTTTGAAAAAGTCCATCTGCATGGCGTACGAACGTTCAAGGCCAGGGATGGTAGACTCATTCGGGCCCATCGTCACCAATACCCCCCATAGTGCTCCATACGGATCTTCCCAAGTGGTGTATTTGTAGGTACCATCCCAGCTACCTTTTCCGTCATATCCACCGTTCGAGCGGCAGTCGTATTCGATCCAATCCAGCACACCGTAACTACCTTTACCGAACATGTAATGCGATTCTAAGGTATTGGCCGGAACGGTGATATGCGGAGAATAACCGAAATCGTACTGACTTGAAAGCAGTTTTTCAAGGTTCTGCTGGTTAGCTGAACCCATCGTGCTCATGTACGTACGCATGGCCATAGCGTCGTAATTGGCTACATCGTGGAATGGCCCTTGAAGTTCATTTTTCATGAACAGTGTAGGCATGTAGATGTACAGCTTATCTTGAGGGATTTCGTAAGCTCCACCCGCAATCGTTACACCCGCCAAAGTCGTAGTGGCCAGAGCCGTAGTCTTTGAAGCGTTCAGGTAATCCGTAGCCATCTTGTCAAAAGACTCTTTACCAGCTACCAAATTGTTTTGGTACACGGCACGCAAACCATTTTGGATTTGGTGAGCAATGTATTCCGCTTCGCTGATGTAGTTGCCCTGGTGAACCGCTTCGCGAGTTTTTACCGTGAAACCACGCGTAAACCAGTTCAGTGTCACCAGGTCAGATTCGGGTTCATCCCCTGGTAAATTAAGCCCCCGCTGGTTATGAACCGTTGCGTTATAGCGTTTCAATACGGGAATAGTAACCTGACGTTCTTGGGAGGTACGTGCCTTCTCCAATGCAGTCTTGGTTACTAACTGGTTTGTTCCTTCCCGTAACGCCATATACGAACCCATAAGCGAGTTCCGATTTTCAAACTCGGTGAATTTGTCTTTGGCCATGATGACGGCCTTGTCAAAAACGGTTGCAGCTATACCTGCCATTTTCTGAAGAATTTAGCGTGAAACAATGTTACACCGCTCGGGACAAAGGTTTGTTAGCTGCTGAAAGCCCGGTTCTGGCTGAGGGAACCGGGCCTAGTGTTTACTGCTGTTCGGTCGTATCGTAGGTCTTCATAACCTCCACGTACTTGTCAGAACCGCGGGCATGACCATCTTTATTCAGCTGGTCACGGGCCTGATCTTGCGTCAAACCCGCGTACTTATTCGCTTCTCCACTGTTGCCGTTGTTACCACCCGTTCCAGTACCCTGCTGCTGTTGCTTTTCAGGAGCCAGGAAGGTTTTGTAACGCTCCTTGATGATATCGGTAGGATTGAGAGCCTTACCGTCCTTCAAAAGAGCGGTTTCACCTTCGAAGAATACGGTACCACGTTCGGCATCGGGTTTTGCCTCCAACTCACTCGTGAATACTGCTCGGAGAGCCTTACGTTGGTGATTTACGTAAGCGTTCTTTTCCTCGTCCGTTTTCAGATGGGGAGGAATGAAAATATTCACGTTTTGAACGGCCCCGTCGATAAGGCCGTTCACCTCTTTTTTGTAGGCTTCGGCGTCCTTCGTCTTCAGCTCACTTTTCAACGTATTGAGTTCGGTACGAAGCTGAGTGAGTTCTGACTTATCAGTTGCTGATGATGACGCACTGGTTTTTAATGCAGTGAATTCCTCCGCCGCCCAGTCAAGCCCTTTTTTGCCTTCGGGTTTCTGCTTTCCAGTCAGTTCGACCATTTTAGTTTCCCAGGCATTGTGGGCATCGCGAGTCGCTTCGCTTTTGGCGGCGGTAATTGCCTGATCAATATCCGATTGTTTTTTAACGACACTACCGGCACTGGTCAGAGCGGCAATTACTTCGGGTTCGATTCCTTTGAGGAGTTCGGATTTCAATGCGGCATCGCTGTCGATAGCGGTCCGGATTTCTGCAAAAGTTAAACTCATTGTGTTGGCTGATAATTGGTTTTAAGGGGAAATCAGCCGAGTTGCCCCGGCTGATTTAATTAATTAGGCTTTAGGACCTGCTAAGGTTTGAGCCTCTTTCTGGGCTCGCTTAACAGCTTCTTTTGCGGCCTCCTCAGTCTTTTTCGCGTCTTCGTTGACGATAGCTTCTTTGGATTTCAAATCCGCCTGAGACTGTTTAAGTTGTTCCTTCGTGTCGGCCAGTTGCTGACGAAGGTCTTCCAGCTCCTGTTCCTTTTTCTCCGCGATTTCCTGTTTTTTCAGGTCTAGTTCAGAAGGAACGTCGGCCCCCTTGCTAGGCTCATGGAGGACCGTTACCTGAAAATTCAAGGAGCGGTGGGAAATAACCCCATCCTTTTCGACAAAGGTGTCTTCAAACTCTTCCGGCGTGTAGCACTGCACTTCCGCAATACCTTTGGCCGCTACGGTAACGTTCTGACCCTCCATCTTACGGGTTACGGTCTGCCGTACCCAGAAACACTTCTTATCGAAGTTATTAGGCAGTTTGTGGAGTTTCTCGCTGTCTTTGTTCCCAAAGTTTTCTTCTTGCTTCGACATAATTGTAAAGTTCAGTTTCGATGGTTTCGAGCTTCTTTGCTATGTTTCCGTTTGACCCGAAGCTCACTAGGTCACCGTTGTCGCGTTCGAATTGCCCCACGTAACGCGGAAAATTGGCTTTCAACTCATAATCCACGGTGCCTTGCGGAACGCTTTGCAAAGGCACGTCAGGGTAAGGTTCAAGCAGCTCAAGGAAGGTGAGACGCTGTAATTCGTGATCATTGTTCCGGGCTAGCAGATGTACGACGCGTCTGCGAAGTACTTCCAGCAGGAACATAGGCAGGCCTTTTGAACGGGCATCCTGATACGCCGTTAACGCGTCCTGAAGGGTTTCAAGGTAGAATTCACGGCCATAGTTTACGGTGACCTTAACAAACTCAACCCCGTAGCGTAAGCGGCCAATTGTTTCCAGAATCCAGCGGTGCGTACGCTCCAGGTGTTCGGCCCAATAGATCAGTTTGTTGATACGGGCTTCGAACTGGCTTTGCACCTGGTCTTCGTTCAGGGCCTTGGTTTTATCCGGCTCCTGATCGTACCCCGTCAAAAAGTGAAACAACTCCTTTTTCAAAGAGTCGACCTTTTCGGTAATGTAGTCCAGCGTATCTCTCGGAAGCGTTACAAACCCGGCTGGAGTAGGAAGGGGATGCTCACCGGCACCGGGTTGGTTGATCTTAAACGCGGTACCAGGCCCAGCAAAACTATTCTGACAATCATTCGGGCACTTTTTAGACTTCGGCTGATTGTTGTCATCGATCCAAGCAATGGTACCGCCCATACAAGCCCCATCATTGTCTCTGTAAGTACATTTTTCCTTCAGGTACCACAGATAAGGATATGCGGCGTGCAGGTCTACGTCTTCCTTGAAAACATCGGCCATCACCAACCGATCCATGTCCGCTAGGGCATCGTAAAGTGGGGAGAGGCGGCGGATTCCTGCATCCCCGAATTGATCGTGCCAAATGAAGCTTACCGGGCAGTAACCCAGTGAATGTTCTACCTCACGTAATAGCGTATACGTTTCCTTACCTTCGCCGTTCTTCTCTTTCGAGAATATACGGAAGTACCCTTCATCAAAAGCCGCGAACCTGTCCTTAGCAATGCTGAAAATGCAGTACTCGATGCTTTTGTCAGCATTTAAACCAAGGTCAAAAACGTTGGCAATGGGCAGTAAGTAAGCGTACGGTTCCGGATACTCACCAAACATCTGTGTTTCGGGTAAGTCAACGACTACCAGCGAATTGCAACGTTCAAAAATCGCGTTGAAGACATCTTCCCTTACGAACGTTTCGATCTTCTTACTTCGAACGTATTCCCGGAAGTCTTCGTCGGTTTCGGGCGTAGTAAACTCCCAGCCAATAAATCGGTCCTGAGCCTCAAAAACCCGGTTCAAATCATCCGAGGCACGGCTGATCTGACGACGGGTAGGAAGGGGAAACTGTAAAAGCTTGAAGAAAGCGGCTCGTTTACGCTTTTGGGTTAGAATACCTTCAACGAGGCTTTTGAACTTAGGAGCATAAGACCCAGCCTCTTCAATGTTAGAGGCTGGGCGTGCATGAAATACGGTTCGCTCGTCATCACTCCCCGCTAGAAGAATCGCCGTTCTGTTCCTCGGCTTCTCCAGATACGTTTGCAGTTCTTGTGCTGAGCGTCTCACCGTCAAAATGAAGTTTCGATTTCTTGGGTAGCGACCAACCGCTTAGCCCAGTAATTGTTTGATACCGTAGGATAGCCTGTGCGTGATCGTGGCTAAACTCCTGCTCCTCCCCCTCGGGGTCTAAAGCAAGCTTTACCCCGCCCTTTGCCATTACGCATTGATGAGAGCGTTCAGGGAAAAGTTAGCCTTATGGAAGGTTAAGCCCTTTGACCACAACGCAGGAAAGTTGAACCGCAGCGGATAGTTAACGGCCTTCCCACGACCACCTAAGGTTGGATCACTGATAGTGACATTGTACACGGGAATAGGCTTACCGCCGATAGATCCAATTTTATCCCCTTCACAGAAGAGATAAGTTCCCAGGCGAGTAGGTCCGGAAAGGGCAATTGATGCTCCTGTTAGCGAACGGAGAGCATCAATCTGAGCGGATGAAGCTCCCATGATCTGGAACAGGCCCGAGCTGAATCCGTAGGACTCAACCACTGGAAGGCCCATTGCCGTTGTTCCGTCATTACCACCCGTTTGGTTAGGCTCACCTGGAGTGATCGGGTCGCCCGCGTCCGACAGGAAAGGGGTTAGTACGATCTTCTTGGCATCCGCAGCAGTTAGAGCCGCCGTCCAAGCCGCTTCGGTAATGATGTTTGCTTCGGTAAAATCACTACCCGAAAGCAACTGGTAACCCATTCGCATAACCTTACCAGGAATGACTTCGCAAGCGTTGGCTGGTACAGATTTGAGGGCAGCTAATCCGGGGCAATCGATTAAAGATGACATGCCAGCTATGGTTAGAAAAGTGAAAATGCGACGTTGGTAGGCTGGCTGCTGAAAAGAAGCGTTGACAGAACAATTTTCCCGGAGTTTCGGGCAGACGTCGCTACCCGCCCTATGCCCCAGTGTTCAGCCAACCTTTTGCCCGCGTGAGCGTGCAGAGGACAAAAGTAAAAAATTGGACATTATTTCCAATATCCACCCAAAAAAATTTATGCTTGCGTTGCTCCACCCTGTAAAACCCGTTTCCGGTACATGCTGGTGTAGCGAATTGCGTCCAAAAGGTGATTGTATTTATCGACCGGGGTTTTCGTTACGTATTCGCCCTGAGTTACGTAAACGTACTTATCCAGTTCATAACCAATGTGGAGGGATTCTTCCGTGTAGTAGTTATCCAAATCGTTCACGTCCGAAATCCCGGTTTCGATACTGCCCTGAAACTTAGGCACCCCCACGATGTTAAAGCCGTAATCATCTCGCAATTCTTTGATCTTATCCGGACGGGCCGAATCAGCAACAATCAACTCGCTGGTGATTCCAATAGCTCGCATACGTTCGGCCAATTGAGGCGTAGTCAGCTCAGGATCGTAAATGTGCTCTTTATGATGAGCCCGGTTCCCCCAGAAACGGGATTGAACTAATGCCATCGGGTTATCTGTATTCCACCCAAAGTCAAGCCCGTAGATTTCGACCTGGTACATATCCATGAGCCGGGGAACAGTAGGCCATTTCGGGTAGATTGCCGTTTGTTCGTTACGCCCAGGGTTCTGTTGGTATACGGCTAGGAAAGACGTCTTAGAATTGCTTTCGGTTTCTTTGAGCTTTTCTAGCGAGTGCTTTTTCGGGTAAAGCGGCTCCCCTACTTCACGCTTATCATACTCCCGGATGTCCTCAGTCTTAACAGCTGGGAAAATAATCCACTCCCAGTTCTTCTCTTTTTTCATTAGCATACCGGGCAAGTCGTTCTCGGCCCAGCGGGTATTCACGAGTAGTACCTGGGAGTCGTTATGCAGACGGGCTTTGGCTACTTCGTTCCACCATTCCCAATTTCCGGAAAGGACTGCATCCGAACGGGCCTCGTCTGAGCCCTTAATTAAGTCGTCAATGATCAGGATATCCACCGGGTTCCCGGTAATGCCCCCACCGCGGGGAATGGTGCGAATAACGCCTTTGTGGCCGACGATTGATAGAGTCTTCGTGTTCTTCTCCTCTGCTGAGTCCATCCGTCGCCCGGTTGCCAGCAAATTACCGTACACGGCCCGGTAAGGCTTGGAGAGCATTACATTTTGTATGTAGCGGTTGAATTGGGTTACCAGGTCTTTTCCGTACGCGGTAAGCAGAATATTCAAATTAGGATTTAGCCCAACCAAGTGAGGAGGAAAATGGCGGGTGGATAATTCAGACTTCCCATGCTGGGGGGGCATTAACACACCCAATCGCTTGATCTTACCTTCAGCAAACAACTGCAAGCGGCTGGCGATGTAAACGTGAAAATCCTCAGGTACGTACCGAGGATTCATGTCCATTACGAAACGTAGGTAGTCTTTCGACCACTGACGTCGCTTCAATTCCGCTAAAACCCTATTCGGGTCAATTCCCTTCAACGCCTCCAACTGCCGAGGCGAGAGCTTCGAGCTGCTCATCTGTCAATTTGCTTAGATCAATATTCAGGCCCACTTTCCCGCCCGACTCGTCAATGATTCGTTTCGGGGCATCCACACCCAGCAGGTTCGCTTCCCGCTCCATCAGCTTGGTATACACCATCAAGAACCTAGGATCGCCGTTTGTTTCTTCGATGGTCAGTGACTGCTCACTGTCGGAAGGCAAAACCATGTTCTCACCCGTAGCTTTTCCTTTCGCATCCGTTAGCGGCACTTTCTTACCCTTGGTTTTGGAATGTTTCTTGGTTTTGGCTTCCAAGGACTTTTCCCACCCCTTCATGGACTTTCTCTTCAAGTCCACTATTTCGGCAGCCTGACGAGCCTGCAATTCGGTTACATCGCGGTTTATCTGCTCTTTCCAATCATCCCTGAGTTTGATAATGATCTTACGAATCATCGAACCTGAAAGTCCCAACTCCTTCCCGATTTCTTCCGAGGTCATCCCCATTCGGGCCATCTTTGCGATCTCTGCTTCCCGGGCCAATTTCGTTGTCGCATTCAGTTTATTCGCCATTGCCAGTGTGAATTTTCATGAGGTGTGAGAATCAAACGTCTTTGGCCAGTTGACTGCTGTCTACCTTACCTGCCGCCCGATTGCGTTCCCGCTGCGTATGAATCTTGCGAATGCGGGCGATCTCATCACCAATCGGAAGACACTGCCACATCTGTAAAAGCGTGTAGTAGACCACGCTATACCGGAAAGCGTTCGGTGAGGTTTTGTGAATGGGCGTAACGCCGTGGAGGATCTGTTGCCCGTCGAAAAGCATAACTGTGTTATTGGCACACTCGAAGAAAAGATCAAATTCAGGGCAAGCCAGACCGCCGCCCTGAACATCTTTTTTCAATACCACCATGTTTGAAAGCACATTCTTGACGTTTCCCGCGTCGAAATGATACTTCAAGGGGTTATTTCGATTCACAATCCCGCTAGTAAACGGAGTGTCTTTGATCTTCCAATCCGGACTGATCTTCTCATCAACGAAACCGGCATGCGTATTGAAGATATCGGGGAAGTACTCCTGATAGAGGCGAGAGAGCTCCCTTCCAAAGTCCGCAATGAGTGCATGTTCGGAGGGATGATTATAGGCCATACTCGTAGCTGAGCAGAAGTCCTTCCGGATAACGTTACGGGGATTGTACCCAAAGATGGCTGACTCTGTAACCAGTCCCGTTGTGCGGGTATTCTTCTCATACTTGATTTTCCGTACAGCATGCAGTAAGGCCGCCGTATCAATATCCAGTTTTTTGTAGAGAATGCGAGGGACTCCGTTTTCGGTAACGAGTAGGTCGTGATTGATAAAAGTCGAACAATCCGATTCCAGTGCGGAACGCTTCTTGAACTGGGATAGCTCCAGTGGCTTTCTAAGTAGTTCCAGGGTTTTCATTTCCAAGCGAATTGAGGTACTGCCAGAACTCAGCCCTTACAACGTCCAAAGGCCGGTCATTATCCATAACCAGCCGGGTGATACGCTTACGGGTGCATAAGTCGAAAAGCTTTAAAAGTGAATTGTGATTTTCCGCCCAGGTCTGTTCGTTCCACTTCCCGCCCCGACTCTTGATGCGAAGGCGATTGTTTGCTTTAGAGGTGCGGAGGAAAACCACGTGCAAGTGATGGTACTTCGAGTAAATATCCAGATCCTTGAAGCTTTGAAAATAAACCCCGGTAATGATGAGATTACCAGGGTAGTTTCTTAACCCACTCAGCAGGTCGGCTTTCGAGATGTTCTTTAACGCAACATCGGCCCCATTCCTATCGCCCAACACCTGCCAGCCATTGTTTTGTACGTAAAACCTTCCTTCCTGCCTTCCCTCACCCTGAATGATGCTACTCTTGCCAATACCAAAATTGCCAGTCAGCAAAATGATATTACCTATCTTCATTTCCCTTCTCCCGGTAAAGCTCGATGAGTTTTAAAACGGTTGCACTGTTGTCCTCTTCAATCCCGTACCGCTCGCCTATCTCCGCTAAATCAGCTAAGACTTGCTTATGTTGCTCCACGTCGAAGTACAGGACAATCTGGCGAATAGCACCATTGAGGTAAGAATCGGCCGACTGGCTTAAATCCCCTTTGTCGGTTTCTTTAGCTTCCGGGTGCGGAACCGTTGGTAATTCGATGGCCGCCCAATCAAAAAGCAGGTCCGCTTCCCATCCATCCGTCCGTAACGCTTCAAAATCCCACTCTCCAGCTGAGGCATTGTCCTTAACGATGAACTCCTTTTGCTGGGCCTCGGATAATCCTTCGGCGATAATGATTGGAATTTCCTTCCATCCTGCCTCAATAGCGGCTTTAAAACGCTGATTCCCACCAATAATCATCATTTTTTTGTTCACAACGATAGGGCGAAGGTTCATCATTTCAGGAAACTGGTTCAGTGATTTCACCAGGTGATGAAACGCTACGTCCTTAATAATTCTTGGATTTTCAGGATTTGGATGAACCGTACCGATAGGGACACAAGAAATATTTATGTTTGAAATCATACTCATGAGTGAAACTTTGACAAAATTCTAACGTACATAAATATACGTACAAATTATTTATATGCCAACTTTTACATATTTTCACAAGCCTTGTTTTAGGTTTGCAAAATTGTAGTCTCGAATTCTGATTGACAGAATAGGTGTAGGTACATAAATCTGGCACTTGAAAAAAGAACTTATGGAAAATTTAATTGAAAAAGGTATATATTTTGATAAGCTTCTAATTAGGAACATAGCTCCTTTTAAAGGTGAAAAAGTATTTTCATTTAAGAACGAAAACAATACTTCCTCAAGATGGACTGTAATACTAGGGAATAATAATACTGGAAAAACTACTTTATTAAAAATTTTAGGTGACTGCCAAACAACTTCGAATGAACCTGATGATATTCATACTAAGCCTCGTTTGTCTATAACTAGAATGTTTATTGAAAAAAAATTCAGTACTGAATTTGATAGGTTTATAGATTATACACAAAAAAATAACATCAAAGAATTAAGTTCTACATTTGGCAAGACTATGTATTTACAAGGTTTTAATAATATAGAATTCTCATATAATCTTAATAATCAAAATATAAGTTATGATGAATATATGAATCATGATGATTTACCTTCAATCTATTTAGCAGATGGGTGGGGAGGATTAAGTTACGAGACCGGAATCACTTATGAAGATATTGGAGAATTATTTGTGATAGGATATGGAATAAACCGCAGAATGTCGGAAACCACCATCTCTAATTCAGTGGAAGAAAAGAATAATTTTTATTGTGAATCATTAGGAAATCTATACAATAACAAAAAAAATTTATTAAATGTAGAAGAGTGGCTTATTCAAATTGATTATGCAACAAAATACGATAATGAGAAAGCTAAAAAGCGTTTAGAATTAATTAAAAAGATATTCATTGGAAGTAAGATATTACCTAACATCTCTGACATTAATTTCAAAACTAATGACAAGCTTACTCCATATGTAGAAGTAAAATTAGATTCAGGCTGGGCAGCTTTAAAAGACATTGGCTATGGTTATCAGGCAACTATTGGATGGCTTTTTGATCTTGTAAAAAGGATGCTTGAAAAATATGAAGATTTAGAAAATCCTCTAACAGGCCCAGCTATTGTTCTCATTGATGAAATAGATTTACACTTACATCCAGAGTGGCAAAGAAAACTAATTAAATATCTTTCAGATCTATTTCCTAACACTCAATTTATTGCTACTGCACATAGCCCATTAATAGTTCAATCGGCTGACAAAATTAATCTCATAATTTTAGAGAAAGATGAAGTTGAAAGTAGCATTAATGTTCGCCAAAAATTCGGTAATTTTCAAGGGTGGACTGTTGAAGAAATTTTGAGTGAGATAATGGATCTCGGAGATAAAACCAGGTCTGATGTATTTCTAAAACTTATTGAGGACTTTGAAAAAGCTCTTGATAATGAGTCATACGAAGATGCTAAAATAGCATTTGATAAACTTGACACTATACTCCATCCCACAAGTACTCAAAGGAAACTTTTAAGCATTCAATTATCTTCTATAACACCTTATGATTCGCTTAAAAAATGACCCACCACCCGCTCAACTAGATCTTTCTAAACAAACAGAATTAACAGATCGTTTCCTAACAACAAATACTGATGTTTGGAAAGCTAAGTTTATTACCGAAGCTGTTTATAAGCTATCTTATAACAAATGTTGTTTTACTGAATGTAAATTATTAGAAGAAGGAAAATATCCTGAAGTTGAACATTTTTACCCTAAAAGTTTATATCCCCTTAAAGTCGTAGAATGGGATAACCTATTACCAATTAATGGTGCAGTAAATAAAAAAAGGGTGATCATGATATAGAAATTGAGCCGTTAATTAATCCAAGATTTGATGACCCTAAAGACCACATATATCTTCGCAATTTTCGTCTTTATGGCAAAACGGATAAAGGTAAATCAACAATAGATATTCTTGACTTGAACAATAGAACTCAATGGCAAGAAAAACGATTAGATATAGGCACTAAAATCTGCGATGAACTTTCAAGCATTTTGCAATCATCTAAAGATTATATTGAAATGTCTGTGAAAAATCCACGAAGTAAGACTAAATTAGTTAATAGGATGCTTGCTTTAATGAACACAGGAACTAAGACCCAAGAGTACAGTGCACTTTGCTCTACTGTAATTTTGTACGACTGTCACTATTTAGACATAAAAACAATATTTAATCAAGAAAATTTATGGGATGCTGATTTTCAACAAATGGAACAGGATCTTATTGAATGTTGCCTAGACATAAAAGCTTGATTAGTGAGCCACAACTACTATTATGTGGCTCACTAATATAGTGAAATTATCTCTCAATAAGATTTCCGATTTTGGTAAGGTTTTGTGTGATAAGCTTAACAACCTGCTCATGATAGGCTGAAGGAAGATTATCCCAACCCCGCGCTTGGATCACTTTCAGTGTCTTAAGGTTAATTTCGATGGTTTCGACGGGTTCATCTCCCACACGTGCAGACAGCACTAACGATTCGGGCCTGAGATAATATTCTCTCTCGAAAACACAGTGATTAAGTAATTCCCCTTCGGCCTTAAACTCGTCTATTGATTCCAAAACCTTAATGCTCAAGTCGCCTTCCGAGAAAACCAGACCAAAAAACTGCCCCTTTTCTTCTTGGTATGACTCCTGATTAAAATTCAGTCTTCTTGCATCGTTGAACTCTTCATTCCGGACCTCTACTTGTGCGTACCGGGCTGCACGGGCTCGTTTTCTACGCAAGAGTATATTATGAGACTCTCTGAGGTTCACTGGACACACAAAATGGCTGTTAGTAAGATCCTTGTTGAACTCCTTCAGGAGATTCACGTAATCGATCCACATCGAAGCATCCTTGACAATGTAGCGGTTACGGATGCAAATTTTAATACTATTCCACAGGCCCATTTCGGTATAGTTACGCTGATAGCCACTACCGAAAAGGTGATCCAACAAACTAAATTGACCCGACTTCAAAAGCGTCTCAACCTGAGGGTTGTTCAAAAGGCCCAGAAATAAATCTGATGGAGAAATACCGTGATTCCTGCCATCAAATCCATTTCGTTTCAATGCAGGAATGATTCGCTGACGGGGATAAATTTTCTCCGGACATAGGGAGCTACGAAGCTTATTATTGTGATTGCGAATGTCCCGGAGTTCAAGCTTTTCCGTATTCAGCCAAAGATCAAAATACCAGCTCATAGTCTGAGTAGCGACCGCAAGCATGCAATGTTTCCCTTCCGGGGTAATCCAGTGCTGCATGACTTCCTTGATCGAAAGCTCTATCGGATGTCCTATTTTACCGTACTTTTTTAGGTAAAACGTTCTTACAACTTGAATTCCCTCTACTGTGGTTAGCATGGCATAATAGGAAATATCGGCCTTCGTACGATCCTTAGTCTTGACCTTTTTGAGCTTGCAACCACAGCTGGGGCAGGCTACAGGTGAAAGTATATCGATCAGGAACATTGAATCCTTATGGTTCCAACTTGCTCCACACTCCAGACAGTTAGCCTTGTTTTTTGTAACGAAACCTACTTTTTCAAAGCAGTTCTCAAACCCCCACTTTTGCTGAGTAGGGGTTATGGGCTTTAATTTCTTCGATAAAGCCACAATACGTTTTTCGAATTTCGTAGTTGGTTTCATGGCTTAGAAAAGGGATAATTCGGTAGATACAGGTTTCTTCTGAGCGGCGGTTTCGGCCCGTTTTTTCAACTGGGCCTGCTTTTCGGCAACGGCCTTATCAAACGCGGCCTGCTTCGCCTTTTCCTTCTCCTCTTCCGTCAGCTCTACCACGTGATTGACGACTACCCTGGCATTGATCGGCTTACTTACTTCGATTTTGTCTTCATCGTAGTAGTGCATCGCCATTCCGAAAATCTCATCATCTGTAAAGCCTACACAACCTGATGCTTTCACTTGATTGAGAATGTAGGTGCAACAGTCGTCGATGTTCTTCCCTGGCTTTGCGAAGGCTACCGCGAAAAGAGGATCCTTTTTGGCCTGACTTTCCAGGAAATTGCGGATGGCAACTTTGAAGGGGTCGGAAACTTTTGCCGTTTCCTTTTTTGTAGAAGCAACTTTAGTGGAACTCATTTTGAACCTCCTTCCGGCAGAACCTGCCCTTTGATTTTTGCATAGGTTCGGTTGAGAAGTTCCCAAACCTTATCGTCTTTGAACCTGAAATGACCCGTACCCCTTTTGAAAACTTTGACCTCGAAGAATCCCCAATCGTACCAGTGATTCGTCATGAAGTTATTGAAGCTAGGTACCTCTTTCCCGGTCATTTTTAGGTACGGAAAGGATACCGGCCAGGGCTTATCGTGTTTGGGGCAACCCTTTTCCTTCCATTCCCGCAAATGTTTCTCATCATCAGCTGTGACCTTTGCCAAATCTGCTGCAGAAAGCGAAGCCCGGCGTATGTTGGGGATATCATCGAAGTTGGTCCCAGTGATAAAACAGAGGGCTTTGACCAGGTCCGTAATTTCCTTGTAGTTCCGCCGATCGGTTTCAATTTCAATCTTACCGGATATCCAATTAACCGACGTCAATCCATTAATGATGAACTTTTTATTAAGCAAATGGCCTTCGTTGGTTTTCCACCCTTCCACCCCGTAGCGGTTTTCGTGGGTGTGTTGAGTGAAGTTATCGACCGCCTCGACGATGGCCTTTTGCATCGTCTGACCCCGTGTGGCGATGATGATTTCAAACATCCGGTAGATGTTCTTAATTGTGAAGGGAAGCTTCTTTTGGGAGTCGATGAACTTATTCAAATCCTTCAAGACCCCTTCCGTCACATACTTTCCTACCTCCAGTTTGGCAAACACATGCTGCCAGGACTGCATCTGTAGACGCTTCAAGAAAAGCTCTTTCGACAGGTCGGTACCGTCTTCGGAGTTTAAACGAATGCTAGCGGAAACACGACCTCCGGACGTACCTACGAGTTCATTCAATTCCCGCCGTACCGTCTCGAATCGATCAAAGCATTTCGCTGCAGCGACGTATCGCTGAACCGTTGCCCGGATTTCATCGTAACGCATCAGGCCGTTTTCCTGCGGCTCCTCATCTGCATCGAGGTAAAACCCTTCAAAATCGGTTGATTCACTGACAACGGGTTTATACAACTTGATCAGGCCGATGTCAATGCCAGTAGTACGGTCAGCTCGGGTAAACACATCGCCCAGATTTGAAGCCATCCCGTAGTTGTCAATCAGCTTTCCTACCTGACCACGGTACATATTGTATGTATTACTGATCGTCTGGTAGTTACACAGGGCGATGATTTCACATCCTTCCGGGGCAATCTCCCAGGCGTGAAGAATATGCCGGTCAGCGTTGCTAAAAGGCGGATTCATGACAATCATGTCGATGTGACTCACGTCTATAGCTTTCACCGTAAAGAAATCCCCTGCGATCACGTCACATTTTAAACTCACCATCCGACGCAGATCAGGATCTTTCTCGCAGGCCAGAACCGCTTCCGCCCCATGCTTTTTCAGATAGCCAACGATGTGACCAACACCAGCGGAAGGTTCGAGGACAATCTTTCCGTGACAGCCTACTTCCATGCTGTCAAAAACGCCCTCGGGAGTAGGGTAATACTCAATATCAAACAGATTCACAGCCCACCCCCTTCCTGTACTAAGTATTCAATCTTGATTTTAACCAGGTGCTCACCCTTCCGTACCGCATTGGGTAACTGTTCCCGGCGTAGTAAGGCTTCGGCCTGGGTGGTCCCGATCGTATCGAGCAGAACGGTTTGCCCTTTCGGGTGAGTGGCGTCCGTAACCACGGCCCACCCCTCAGCTGAGTGCGTTTTCATTGCTCACCCCCTTCCACTTCTACGGCCATGAAGCGAACCACTCCATCCGGGCCGACTGATACCGGCATATCGTATTTGATGAAAAGACTATTCATATCCAGCCAGAACATACCGTGTTTAGCTTCATGGGTATAATCCAGCGAAAGGCACGTAGTCAGCAGATTATGGAACATTTTCAGGATTTCTTCCTGCTGATCCATCGCCCGTAGGCGGCTTTGCTCATCATCTGGAACATCCCCCCAGGCTACTTTATCCAAGTGACCTTTCAAGGCTTCCTGCAGGCGAACAGAGAAGTTGCGAACAGTTTGACTGAACAAAGACGTATCCTTCAGTTCGTCCATTTTCTCGATGAGGTACTGCATCGAAGTCGTCGTGGCCAGAGCCAACATTAACTCGTGAAAGTTGAGTTTTTCCGTATACACGGGCTGAGCGACCTGCTTTTTAGGCTTTGGCTTGATAAAATTGGCTTTTCTCATTTCGCACCTCCCTTTCCAAAACCGTTGGTGAGAACGGTGTAATACGAGCGAATAAGCCACACGCCGCCGAATCCGGTTACGGATTGCAGGGCAAGAACAACTACTGATTTCATAGATTGATTATGTATTAATTGATTAAAAAGGGTACTCTACTTATTCCGCGTCGATGATCATCAGCTGAGTCATTTGACGTTTTGAATCTTTTGGGGAAAGCTTCACCGAGCGGTATTCCCGACTGACGATAATTTGCTGGGAATCGTCTTTAATAATACCAGCCGTCTTTAACGCATCAAGGATCGGCTTACCCGTAGCCACCAGATTATCGTAATCCATTTCAACGCCTGTACTGTACCGGGTGAGAATGATTCTGACTTTACCGGGATGACAGTTCCGCGTCTGGCTAATGGCTGTGTACTGGTAGCGATCGCGGCGTTTTTTGTAGGCGGCCCAGTGTTCCCGCTTCAAACCGCCCTTTCCGTTCAGGCCTGGGACTTTTTCGGGAATGGTGATGGTAGTCGTCATTTGCGTAAATCCCCGATTTTGTCAGGAAATACTAACTGGTTAAACATTTCCCGTAACCGGCTTCTGACCCTAGGCCCGTACATCGTTTCAATCTGATCAGCGTCAAGGTTGGTAGTGATGTGAATACGGCCTTTCAGATCAGGACGATTGTAGGCTTTCTGAATCACCTCAGCCATTACGTTTCGTCGGTTCCCGTAGTTGGAAGAGGTTTCTTCCGTTCCTAGGTCATCGTAACACCACCCGTACTGCGTTTCCCCGTTGAATGGGTTTGGTCTGCCTTTCGCTGGAGTAGCGTACTTTTCCAAAGCCTCAACCCCGTCTTGCGTGTAAGCGTCTGAGATATCCGAGCAGGGAACCAGTAGGAAAGCCGCTGATGGATTCGTACGAACAGCCTTCATGGTGTAGGTCTTTCCGCAACCAATGCCCCCGAAAACGATTAGCCCTTTTTCCAGATCCAACCCGTACCCCTCTGCCCGGTAATCTTTACTGAAATACAAGGCCAGTGCTTTGATGATTTCTTTGTTGGCCTCATTGATCTGAAGCGGGAACCCGCATGCTCTGGCGTTTTGCTGTATCCACCGGAAATACTCTTCAGCGGTAACTTTGGGATAGTGAATGTCCCGAAAACAATACGCTGCGTAATTCTGGCGATTAATCAGAGCGGCTTTTTCCTTTCGGACTTCCTTGCGAACCTCATCCATCGCAGTCAGGTAAGGGAAGTTTTGAAAGAGGTCTTTCTGTTTGGCCTTCACCTTTAGGAAAATAGCCCGGTCTCCCTGATCTAATGTCACGTCCTTCGCTTCGATCGGATTATAACTTCTTATCGAAGCTTTTTGCAGTGGAGGGTGGGACACCGGGGGGCTTGAGCCCTGCGTATTTAGCTCCACCGAATTGTTTTTTTGAATAACCTGCTGAATCGTTTTCATTGCCTTTTCCGTCGATTTGGTCTCGTTTTTTGGGGAGGTAGGTTTTCAGCCAATCCCGAAAATTCGATTTCATGTCATTGTCGTCTTTCCAGCGGGGAACCTGACTTTTCAACCTTTCACCTTCGATGAATTCGTTAAGCACACTGGGAAATTCCGGATAAACGTCGAGTAGGTTGTTTGCCTTGATTCCCCGCATCGCCAACATCTGGCACATGTCGTTAGAACTGATTCCATCGTAAACCTTTTGCCATACTTCCGGCAAAAAGGGGGCCGCCGCAACCGGGGTTTGTGTTTGAATACCTTCCGCATTTTTTGAAAGATCACTTTCTGAAAAATCGCTTTCGCCCTCGCTTTGGTTGGTAGGTTGGTAGGGATGTTTTATTGTTTTATTTAAATGGGTTTCGTTGGCGGTTTCGGGTCCGGTTTCGTCTGCGGTTCTATATGGAACCTCATTCGGCACCGCATTTACACTCTTTGCGGTTCTACCTAATACCGCACCCGGCACCGCAGACCCCACAAAAAACTTAGCTTTAGCATAGTCGCCACGTCCCTCTTTAAGCGTAATAAAACGGTTCTCAACTAACCAACGGCGGCACTCTAGGTAGTTCTTTTTGCCCAAGCGTACCTTACTAATTAAGCGGTCGTATTCAATCTCAACCTCTCTCCACTTGTTACGATTGACGGAATCTAGGACGGCGAAAAACAGACTGGCATGGTCTCCTTTGTACCCTTCCAGGTATGGAGCTTCATCCCAAAAACTGTTGATGATTTCGATATAATTAAACCCCGCCATGCCTTTAATTGCTCACTAACGATTATTGATACACGTCCCCTACTTTTTAAGCATTACGGCATTCTCACCATCCGTAGACGACAATTCACCTGCCTTTTCCAGTTGCCGTTTTACCCGCTCCGGATTAGTCTGAATAAGTTTGGTAAGCACAGCCTCAGCCTCGTAGATGTGGACAGGCCGCTCTTTGAGGAGCTCTGCCGCATTGCGAGCAAAGTCCTCTGAAACCGGATTTATACAATAAATCGCTGAAGGGTTAAAAATGCGTGTAAAGGACGGGTCAGTAGGGGTTTCTGGAACGTCTACCCGAATCATTCCGCCAGAGGCTTCGCTTACTTCTCCAGCGATTTTGGCATGCCCCATGAGTTCGACAACTGCCCAGTAGTTTGGAGTGCTCATACATGATTTGTTTAAAAGTGAAAAAATGGGCGGGTTTGAGTAGGGACATAGTACACGTTTGTAGTACGTACCGCCCTCCGGGGCTTTCAACTAATTGACCAGTATCAAAGCCGTGGGCCAGACGGGTTTCGAACCCGTTACCTGCTAATTATGAGTTAGACGCTCTACCGATTGAGCTACTGGCCCGGAAAAAGAAACACTCCCTATCAGCAGGGCTAAAAGCGAGTGTGTAACTACTCTGAATATTTGAAGCGGGGCCAGCCGCCACCGGCCACCGCTTCAGCAACCCTCCGCCAAGGATTGCTATTTTTTACGAGGCTTACGAGGCCGCTTCGGCTTCTGCTCAGGTTCCTCTTCGTCGAGCGGGTCCGGATCTTCCTCTGGCTGTTCGCCCGGCTTCTCTTCGTTCACGTCTTCGTGGTCAATATCCTCGACAACCCCTGAGTCGTCTTTCGGCTGATCACCGGAGCCTAACAGGTAGGGACCTTTCGAGTCATCGTCGATGGGCTCGTTTTGCATCCGCTGCTGTTCTTCGTAGGCCCGTTGTTCTTCGATGGAAAGCTGCATATCCTTACCCGACAGCCGCTCCGTTTTTATGACCTCACCCGTTTCCTCATCCACCCACTCCCAAATACCCAGTAACAGGCTTTTACGCTTGCGGGCGTAAATCTTACGATGTTCCCACCCATCCTTAATTTGCCGCGACAGGATATTCATATTCGCCGCAAGCCCGTCGATTTTCGACTTATACTGGCTCCCGCTGGCTTTCTTTTCCTCTTCCAGTTCCGATTTTTCGACTGTCTTTTCAGCGAGCGAAATGGCCAGGTTGTTCTTTTCTTCCTGGGAGTAGAAATACTTGATTTCTACGTATTCCTTGAGTTCAGACATGGTGACAAGATTTGATATGTTCGTAAATCCAGATAAAAAACAAGTGGACGTAAGCGTAGGAGAACAAAGCAATGATGAGGTAGGTAGTGACATTCTCCCAATCCAAGCTTTTAAAGAATCCTTTACGCCTGCGGATGAATCGTTTAAGCGTTTTCATTTTCATAGAATTGGGGGAAGAGTTTGTCAAGTTCAGGAAGCTCAGGATTGATCATGTAATGCAAAACCTGATCGGGGACGTGCTCGGCTAGATGTTTTGCCAAGTGTTTCCAGGCCTCACCCCATTCGCGAACCCCTTCAATGGCTTTACGAATCTCTTCCATTTTGTCCGTTAGCCCCCAGGTGTGGTATTCCGCATCGCTGTTTGAACTCAGGGCATCTTCGACCCCTTCAAGGTACTTTAGCTCATTCTCGGTTTTACTTATCGCCCGTTCGATAGAGCGAATGGCCTCGATTACCTTATCTATTTTCCCACATTGCCAGGTGATTGGATCGGGAACGCTGAAAAGCCTTTCGCTCATGGCGACACCCGTGGCGGCTTTGATATCGTCGATCTTCATTACTCCTCCCCTCCTTCGATGTGCATGGCCGGAAGTTCCCGCAGGTACCATTCTGGTACGTCGCCCGAAATGATTCCTAAGTGTCCCTCTTCCGCGAAAGAGTCAAAGCCCGGGAAGTTCTTCGTATCGAGAATGTCCTTAAGGGTTTGCAGGGCCATCCGGTACCGATAGTGACCAGCGGCCAGTACCTCTTCCGGGTAGTAGACAACGATGGGCAGGTACGGCGGGCAGGTTTGCAGGGCGATACAGAAAACCCCAGTGAACTTCCGGCCCGTTACGTTCTGCATAACGTCCAGATACATTGCCTCAGCCATGGGATAATCAAACTTCGCGGCATCGTAGAGAAACTTCTTAACCGACTCAGCCGACGTGGTTTTGAGCGAAATCACCACGTTAGCCCCGATGTTTTCTTCCAGATTGAACGCGTCCGGACGAACCTTCACCTGAATGCCGGTTTCGGGATCAGTACCGTAGAAACTCGTTTCGTACATGGCCCCTTTCATAAGAGCGGGAAGAATGCCACCGCCGTAGGTTTCGTAATGTCGACGGATGAGTTTGGCCTTCAGGAAAGAATCGTTATCGACCGAGATTTTACCCGCCCGTTTCTTCAGCTCCTCGATGTACGCCTTCTTACCATCGATCTTTTTGGTAGTAAGGCCCAACCGCTTTAGAGACTTGCGAGCATAGGAAACCAGCGGCTTACCCTTGGCTTTACCCACTTTGCGGGTTTGCTCTTCCCAGAACGTGATCATTTTGTCGCAACCCTCGATAGAACTCATCGAGGCTTTCGGCTCGACTACCAGCTGATCAAACTTGTCTGGCTCCAGAAAGGCTTGATGAATGAACGTGCCGAGGTCAAACGCTTTCTTTTCGGGCCGTGTCACGGGCTCATTGAGGTAACACCAGTAATGTAGCGGCGTTTTCATCACCTGTTTGAGAGCCGAACTAGAGGTGGATGGTGTAGCCAGGTACGTTTCCATCGGGTCAGCGATGGCCCGGCCATTCATGCAGAGGTTCGCTGGGTCTAATACCAGTGGCTTTTTATTCGCAGTAGTTTTTAAACCAATAATAAAATCGGTAAGGTCGGTAAACTCACCAGCCGCCATGCGGTACGGGTTAAGTTCCTTATTAGAAAGCTCAGCCGTAGCCAGATTATTGAGGATGTCGGAGAAATCAGGAGAAGCATTCATCAGAGTAGTAAGTAATGGCCCCGACTCCTTCCGGCTAGCATAGCCTACCGAAAGAGGGAAATCCTAACCTTTAACTCTCCTTCCATGTCCGTATAAGAAGGAGTCGGGGCCGAATGGCTTAGATATGAACGATCAGTGGCTTGATTGACCAGATGTCAGAAAGATTGGAATTCGTCTTATTGCGACGTTTGCCGAGGTACTTAATTTCGAGCGGCGTTCCCTGTTTTACAAGGCCATTATTGATGGCGTTTTCCAATGCCGCCACTAGTCGTTTGGAGCCGTTACGAACCTGTTTCGCACCATCAGCCGTAGGCTCAATAAAGTGTACACAGGGTAACGGCAGGACATTACCGGGATTTTGCTGATCAGGCACGTAATCAACTTCCTGTTTAAGAAAAACCACCCGCTTTGTTTCACCCTCCTTTTCTGGCGTCCAGTATTCTGAACTTAAATCGAAAGGAAGAGCTGTATGACCTCCAAGGTCAGGCACCTCGCCGCCAAGCAAATCAATTGCTGGAATGGAAATGCCCAGCCCATTGTTCACTGGGGCAAGCCCCGTTTCGGTTTCAACCGTTTCTACTTCTGCAATACCGTCGTTTACTGAATCAGTTTTCATGTGTTTTATGTATTAATTGATTGAGAAAAAATGCGAGAGGGAGTAAGCACCACCACGACCCCGATATGGCAAGGATTCCGGACAAAACCGCAGTACCGAATTTCAGATTGTCATTCATCGAATTCGACGCTTTTGACGGTGGACGTTTTTTAAAAACTCATCAAATCCGGGAGGGTCATTTCTCCGTTTTGGGACGGAAAACCAGAAGTAAAGAACCGCCGCCAAAAGCCCTATGAGCGTGAGAATTTTAGCTAGTTCCATCGGTGGAAGTCGTTATGGGCTTGCAGGTTCATCCAGTCATTCTCGATACCTTTGATAGCCTTTGCTACTTTATCTTCCAGATTGTCGTAGCAATTTTCCAACTGAGCGGAAGCACTAACAACCAGTTCGAACATATCCGAAGGGTCTTCTGTAGCGTTTTGGGCGGTGACAAAGATTTTAATCCAGTCTGCTTCGGTTTGCTGCGGGTGATTTTCATCGGTGAGATACACGAAAAGATTCACGTCAGCCCGGCATAATTTTTCGTCGAGATTAACCGCGAAGCCGCCCACCTCAGCAGTAATTCCTTTTTCCTGCCAGTATTCCCGAAGTCCCTCAGCCCAAGCCTGGGGGGAAACCTGCAAACTATTCAGCAGTTTGGTTCTTACAGTAGAGTTCATACATTTGTGTATTAGTATTAATTGATTATTTTCTCGAAACCCGCTGGCTACTGGTAAGCGGGTTTTTTATTGGTTCACCGCCACGGAGGTAGGCTTGTAATTGCTCCAGCGTATAGCGAATCGTCCCGCCATTCTGTATTCCCTCCAGTTCCCCGCTTTTTCTGAGACTATTGATAGCTCTTGCGTTGGGCTTACCATCATGGGTCAAAAACCGTAGGTACTCTGCCGCCTCTTCTGCCGTGAATACTTTTTGTTGGGGGCTATCCGGGAATGTGGATTTGTACTCCCGAATGGCTTCATGGGCCGCCAGCTTGAGCATATCTTGAAGCTCGTGAGGCTGTAAGACAATGATCTGCGTGTTCATACATTCAGGCGTTAAGAATGGAATCAATTCGCTGTTGGTGAGCCATTTCCGCTTTGCGGTGACGATCCACCAACACTTCAATACTATCAAGCAACCGTTGTTCCTGTTTCAGCGACATCGGCTTACTGCCCCCCAAGACAGAATTGATGTAAGCGGGCGAAGTGGACATTATTTCCGCTAGCTTATTCTGGCCGCCGCAACTCTCTACCTTCAATTTCAGAGCAGTAAGACTTTTCTGATCCATGATTTTCGTTACTTTAGCAGTTAATTAAACCGTTCATCTATTTGTTAATTCAAAGGTTGGAATTTATTTCCAAATCGCAAAGCATTTAAGGAAATTATTTCCAATTTTTTCCCCGAATTATGAATCCATTCGAAAAAACAGGCAAGAGAATTGAAGAGGCACGATTAAAAATGGGTCTTAATAAAGTCCAGTTTTCAACGGTATCCGGCATAGATAACTCACTATTAGGCAAATACGAAAGAGGGACAAAAGAGCCGTCTAAAAATGATTTAAAGAAGATAGCGTCTGTGACTGGCCTGCCGATGGCTTATTTCCTTGAAGAATCGGAAATAAATTCCAATAACGGAATCTCTCACGCTACACCCAGTCAGGTTGCTGCTCAGTTCGGCCCAGGCTACGTACCCTATTATGATATTGAAGCGACGATGGGGAAAGTAGAGATGTTCGAAGATTTTCCGGAGGTACCCACGGGCTACATCTATGCTCCAGAGTTCACCGGTTGCAAAGCATTACGGGCCTGGGGAGATAGCATGTATACCCGCATCATGCCTGGGGCTGTACTCTTCCTTTATTATATGGAAAGTAAAAAGTACATCGACTACGGGCAGATCTATCTGATCGTAGCGGATGGGCTACGGATGGTGAAGTATATTCAGAAGAACGATAATAACGAGCTGGTTACTTTGGTATCTGAAAACAAAACCTATCCCGCTTTCGAGATTGAGAAAAAAGACATTCAGCATCTTTTTCTCGTAAAAGGCTACTGGAATCAGCTCACCAACTAATATCAATGAAATTGGACATTATTTCCATATTAGAAATAATGTCCAAAATTCCGCCTTTATGATAAGACTATTTACTCTGCTTACGTGCATCGTTATTTTTAGCTTCACGGGGCCAGAACCCGAGAAAGGATCTAATACGATTTCAGTAACAACCAATCTTTCCGAAGAGGACAACTACAAAGCAGTTGGTAGGTACTTACAGGGACACGGCTACGAGCTTGCCAAGACCGAGAAGGATTTCGGTATCATCGAAACGAAGGGCAAGCAGGTCAAAACCGGATCGTTCCCTTATTTCCTTTCCATCCATGTTACAGTCGTAAAAAATGTGGTTCAGTTCGTAGGTTACGGATGGGGAAGTGACCCGCGTATGGCCGTGAAGGTAAGTAACAGCAAACGGGCTCCCGAATTTTTTGAAGCATTGAACCAAGCGGCTACGGAGTTTAGCCAAGTGGCAGAAGGTGAAGTGTCTTATTCGACGAAGTAA